CAGCAAATATTCGATGGACTCAATCAACTAAAGGAACAAGTACAGGTGCCGTAGCTATCAGTCTCCCATTCGCAGTAGCTAATATAATGGGCACAACTGCACTAGAAGCTCAGGGATCCTTGGGGTATTATCAAGAAGTTACAGTAACCCATAGTACCCTCATGGTGACAGCGTGGCATAGTTCTTCTACAGTACAGTTTTACTATAGAGCCACAGATACGAGCACTAATATGAATGCTTTAACTGACGCCCATGTTGGAAATGGATTTGATGGCAGAGTTACCATTACATATAGAACAACTTAATTACCCCACTCGGAGATTGGGGCGGACAAAAGGAGAAAAGCAATGGCTTTAACAGAAAGAACAGAAGAAGATAAAATCGAAGTTGTAGGACCGTATAAGCATGTGCAAGTACGAACTGCTACAGTTATTGAAAAAGACGGTGAAGAAATTTCACGATCTTTTCACCGGCATGTAGTTGAGCCTGGCGCAAATACTGCAGGTGAATCAGCAGAGGTGCAAGGAATTTGTGCAACGGTTCATACTGCTGAAGTAATTGCAGCGTACGAAGCTCATGTTGCAGCAAGTGCACCAGTAGCTGATGAAGAACCTTCTGCTAACACACCATAAAGGAATAAACAATGGCGATTACACGCCTTAACAGTTTAGCAATTCCGGCAGGAACAGTTGAGCCAGCGGATATTAGTTATCCGCTAACTAATTTTAGTTCTACTGGTATAGACGATAACGCTAGTAGCACAGTAATGACAATTGCTTCGTCAGGCGAAATAACTTTCACTGGCGACGTAGTAATTTCTGAGGCTACTCCGGCAATAACTTTAGACGATGCTGATAATGCAGACGGTGAACTAAAAATTGTTCAGTCAACCGGAAGTAGTTTTTATAGGACTCGTGGGGTTGCTGGTAACGGCGCTCATGTATTTCAACGAAACGACGGGACGACAAATTTAAAAATTTTCCAGACTAATACCAGCGGTGACGTTATCTTTTATGAGAATGATGGTGTTACTTCTGGATTAACTTGGGATGCTTCAGCATCTAAGCTAACTAACTTTGCCTCCACAGGTATTGTTGATAATTCTACCAGTACTGCGATTACGATTGATAGCTCTGGCGATGTTGATTTAAGTGGTTCGTTTAAGTATGGAAACAGTGGTATATCCGCATCAGACGCAGATACGGCATCACAACCGGGGTTTTATCAAACAGACGATCTTTCTACAGCAACAAATTACCCCGCATCCATAGGCGGTAGTGGGCCAGCTTCTTTGGTTACGTTTGCTGGACATAACGTTAACAACCATACACAGCTTGCTTTTGGTCTAAACGGCAATAATGCATTTCTTAGAGCCTATAGGGCTAGCAGCTATAAAGATTGGCTTCAGATTATTACTGACGATGGCTCCGGCAACGTTGGTATTGGCACGGATAGTCCTGATAAACCACTTCATATTTTTACGCAGTCTGGTGGAAACACAACAACTCCGTTAGTTCTTCAAAATAATCAAACAACAGCAAATACCGCTGTAGAAATTAGGCTTGCTCCTAGTACCCAGCCGAATGATATAGGCAGTACTGCAAGATGGTCAGCAATTAAAGCTGAGAATACAGGTACAGGAAATGGAACAGGGTTATCGTTTTGGACTAATGCTTCTAGTACAGACCCTGTAGAGCGTATGCGTATCACATCAGGCGGCGACGTGCTTGTTGGTACTACTGATACGCCCCTTACTCTTATATCAGCTAGTACCGGTGACGGTATCGGAATAACTGGTACTGACGGCTATATTTCTATATCTAGAGACTTCGATGGCGCTGCGCTTTATTTAAATAAAACGAATAATGCTGGCGGACAATTAATTCAATTCAGAGAAGATGGCACCAATATTGGTAGTATTGGTATTGAGGGTGGTGACAGTTTATATATTCAGGGAGGTACTACAAATGGTGCTGGTTTATTGTGTCATGGCAACGCTGCTAAAATATTGCCAGTTAGAAACGGCGCTTCCATCGATGCTACTATAGATTTAGGACAAGATAGTAGAAGATTTAAAGACCTCTATCTCTCAGGCGGTGCGTATCTTGGCGGTACTGTTTCGGCTAATTATTTAGACGACTACGAAGAAGGCACTTTTGATATTACTTTAACAGATTCACATAGTGGTTCTGATACTTTAAAAATGAAGTACGTTAAAATAGGCAAAGTTGTCACTATTGAAGGACCATTTAGAGGTAGTGAAGGGTCTAATGCTAGCTCGTATTTTCAATTGTCTGGCACAGCTAATAGTAATTTAACATTGTCTTGCACGTTGCCGTTTACACCAAAAGATAGTGGATGTTGTATATCACCTATTCATAGAAATCTCGAAAGAATAAGTGATGGTTTAAATCCAAATCAAGGATATGCATTGCCTGTATTAGCATGGGCAGCTGGAAACTCGACATGCTATTTAACAGATACACAAACAGAAAAAACATACAATGGTGCAACAGGAACAGGCGGCGGAAATACTTGGCGAAAAGCCGACACTAGAACAAATGTAGTAGTTCAATTTAATGCTGTTTATATGACAGACACTTAATAAGAAAACATGGTTTAATAAATAAAATAGTATATACACGGAGTCATAAGAAATGGCAGTTCCAACTACAAGAGACGAATTTAAAGAATATTGCCTTCGCTCTTTAGGAAAACCAGTTATTGAAATTAACGTCGATGACGATCAAATTGATGATCGTGTTGATCAGGCGTTGCGATTTTATTATGATTACCATTTTGACGGTACAGAAAAAATTTATTATAAACACCAAATCGACGCCAATACAGTTAGTACTCAAGCAATCGAGCTACCAGAAAACATTATTGGCGTGGTAAAAGTATTTGAATTAGGTGATCCTGCTACTTCGGCCGGTGATCTTTTTAATATTAGATATCAGATTGCACTTAACGATTTATATACGCTTACTAATGTTGGATTAGTTAATTATTATATGACTCTTCAACATCTTGGTTTAGTACAAGAAATTCTCGTAGGCAAAACACCTATTCGATATAATCGTCACCGAAATATTCTTCATTTAGATAAAACAAAACAACATCTTAACGAAGGTCAATACCTTTTAGTTGAAGCCTATCAAATTGTAGATCCAGCAGTATATACAGACGCATGGAATGATAGGTGGCTACAACATTATTGCTCACAATTAATTAAAAGACAGTGGGGAAGCAACCTTACAAAATTTGAAGGTATGCAACTTCCTGGCGGTGTAACCTTTAACGGTGCCAAAATATACGACGATGCTGATACAGAGATTAAACGACTAGAAGACGAGATGATTAATAACTATTCTCTTCCGGTTATGGATATGATTGGTTAATAGTAGAAACCTTAGAATTATTATACACAAACAACGAGAGAATGTCAACCGTTTATGGTCACAAATGTATTCTTTAATAACTTCGACAGTTATGCAGAACAAAACTTAATCGAAGATCTCATCATTGAATCTATACGTATGTATGGACATGATCTATACTATTGTCCGCGGGCTTTAAAAAATGTAGATAATGTATTCAATGAAGATAGAGTTTCAGAATATAATAGGGCTTATCTTATTGAAATGTATATTAAGAACGTTGAAGGATTTGAAGGTGAAGGTGACTTTCTTTCTAAATTCAATGTTCAAATACGTGATGAAATTACATTTACTGTGTCACAAAGAGTGTATGCTGAAGAAATTGGTTCAGAAGAAGTTAATAATAGACCACAAGAAGGTGATCTTATTTACTTCCCACTCACTGATAAAGTATATGTAATTAAGTTTGCAGAACACGAGGCACCTGTGTTTTATCAAATGGGTGCTTTGCAATGTTATGATTTACGATGTGAATTGTTTGAATACAGTAATGAAAAACTCGATACCGGTATTCAACAAATTGATAGATTTGAAGAAGTCTTTTCACAAAATGTGGCAATTGCTGCAGCCAATGATGTTACAGTAGCGGCCAATGGTGAAATTACAATGAATGCAAATACTGGTCGAGCTGCTGGTCTTACAGATAATTATGATCTCAGCGGTGATCCTTTTGCAGAAAATAGTACGTTTGAAACCTCAGGTGATTCTATTATTGACTTTACAGAAATAGATCCATTTAGCGAGGGTGACGTCTAATGTTTGGAACAACTTTCTATCATGGCACATTGAGAAAATATGTTATCTTATTTGGCACATTGTTTAATGATATTTTTGTAAATCGTACTAACTCTACCGGTGGAACTGTTAGCTCGTTTAAAGTTCCTTTAGCTTATGGACCAAGAGAAAAATTCTTAGCAAGAATACAAGGTGCTAATTTAGATGACCTTGATCCACAAGAACGAGCCTTTGCAGTTACACTTCCTCGTATGGGATTTGAAATTACTGGTTTTAATTATGCACCGGAAAGAAAATTATCAACCATTAATAAATTTGTTAAGAAAGATTACGATACAAATGATACAATAAGGAAGTATCAATACAACCCAGTTCCTTATGATATTAATTTTTCATTATCTATCTTTGTTAAAAACACTACCGATGGTACAATGATTATAGAACAAATTCTTCCATACTTTACTCCAGAATGGACGACAACAGTTCAACTTATTTCAGATCCTAACATTACACTTGACGTTCCATTAGTACTTACCGGTACCGCGCAGGACGATGTGTATGAAGGTTCGTTTGAAGAAAGACGTGCTTTGATTTGGACATTAGATTTTACAATGAAAGGCTTTTTCTTTGGACCAACCAAACGGCAGGGTATTATCAACCTTGCAAATACTCAGTTCTACGATGCAACATTATTTGATGATATTAGCGATGCAATTGCAAATACGTCAGTAGTTGATCGTATAACTGTAACTCCCGGATTGGATGCTAATGGTAATCCTACTACGAACGCAGACTTGACGGTGGCCCGCTCAGAGATTAAATCGACAGATAACTATGATTATATCGTAAATGTTGAAGGACCGCTAACTCCTTTAGATGGTGAATAATATGGCTAATGATTCTATTGGTGAGATTTTAAATCTTAATCCTATTGAAAAAGAAGAAAAAGCAGTCCCGGTTGTATATGAACCAATGACTGAAAATCAGCAGCAGATTGAAACTGATGCTAATTACGTTCGTCAAAATTTATATGATCTTATTGAAAAAGGTCATTCTGCTATTGATGAGATGATGGCCATTGCCGATCAATCTCAACATCCTCGTAGCTATGAAGTATTAGCTGCAATGATTAAAACAATGGTAGAAACAAATAAAGATCTTCTTGATGTACACGAAAAAAAGAAAAAATTAACAAAGGATGATATTGATAAAGTAGCGCGTGATACTATCAACAATAATTTGTTTGTGGGAAGTACTAGTGATTTATTAAAAATATTGAATAAAGATGATGAACCAAATACCTGATATTGATAATTACAAATCATATCTCGGTAATGTCAACTTAAAAAGAAACAATGTTGATATTAATTGGACCGAGGATATGGTGCATGAATTTGTAAAGTGTGCTGGTGATCCTATATATTTTTCTGAGAAATATATTCAAATTGTCCACGTAGATAAAGGTCTTATACCTATACAACTCTATGATTATCAGAAGGACATCATTCAAAAAACCACAGACAACCGTAGGACCTGCGTGGTTACAAGTCGCCAGGCGGGTAAAACAACGACTGCAGTCTGTCTTATACTTCATTACATTCTGTTTAATGATCATAAGCTTGTGGCTCTTTTGGCAAATAAAGGAGATGCTGCTCGTGAAATCTTGGACAGGATTAAAACAGCTTATGAAGCGTTGCCTAAGTGGATGCAACAAGGTGTTTTGGAATGGAACAAAGGATCCGTAGAATTTGAAAACGGATCTAAGATTTTAGCAGGAGCGACATCGTCTTCTGCAATTCGTGGTAAGTCAGTATCCTTTCTGTATATTGATGAAACTGCATTCGTAGAAAACTGGGACGAATTTTTCGCTTCAGTAATGCCTACGATCTCATCTGGTACAACCACCAAAATTCTTCTTACTTCAACACCAAATGGTCTTAATCATTTTTATAAGACTGTAAAAGGTGCTGAGGAGAGAATTAATGGTTATGAATTAGTAAAAGTACAATGGAAAGACGTACCAGGCAGAGATGACAAATGGCGGGATGAAACTCTTGCCGCAATGGATTTTGATACACAAAAATTCG